CATTGAGGATCAGATCAATGCTGCTATGGGTATCACCCCGAGGACTAAAAAGAAGAAGTAATATAAAGGAGGCTATCATTGCGATAACCTCCTTTTTTATTGTCTGACTATTGTGCCCTAGTAGCTAGGCCCAACTAGGATTAAGGCTTCAGTACACCATGCCACCACCTACACCCCTTACAAGTTGACGATTTCACAAACACCACCAGCACATGCTGCTTCACCTGATTGATCTGTATTGTCCTTAGCTTCTACCACTTCAGACAGGTTAATGGACTCCAATGAGGATTCCAAGTTTTGGTATTGCTCCAATGAAATGTCCTCGAAGGGAGCTTGGATATAAGTTCCTCCATCAAAAGGAAGCACACTAATCCCATTATAATCATTCCTATTCTCCCACATCCAATCACCACAACCTTCCCACTCATCATCCTTAAGACTAATAGTACAAGATACGTTGTGCGTATTATCTCCACCCATGTGACCTTCCCTCACCCATTCCAAGTTGAAACGCTTTACACGCTCCAGTAGTTCTTGGTAAGATTCAGTACGTAGGATGGCTCCCTCTGGTGCCTTCTGGGGAATACCTATGACAGCCTGTGTCTCAGGTCTGAAGTATTCATCCTCTACAAGGGCTGGGTTAGTCTTAGCTAAGTATTGATACAAAGCCTCGTCCTTACCAATCCTCATGCGTCTTAGGTAGTAATCATTATGCCAAGCATGGATACCACTAGCAGAGCCAAGTACCATACTAGAGGTACCTGCTGGCTTAACTGTCGTAATGCGGCGGGCAGGATTAACACCAACAGCCCTAGCCATAATAGAGTTCTCTTTAATAGCTTCACCAGCTGCCTCCTTTAGGTCTAAGCTTAGTACAGCACCAGAGCCAATGCCAGTCATACCTACACCTAGTAGAGCTTCCTCTTCAGCATTGTCCTTCCATTCCTGACGTAGGTAGTGGAAGTCTGTATAGCCTGCTTGTAATGTACCAATGAAGGCACCAGCTCTTACACGAGCGTTAAGGTCTTCCTGATCTACAACATCAGACACGTTCACCTCGGTGAGGTTACAGAAGCCCATAGGCTTAAGTGCTATCTCACAACAAGGGTTAGTACCCCAATCAGTATTGTCAGTCCAGTAGAACCCCGGCTCACCAGCTCCAGAAGCCTCTACACGGCCCCACAAGGCCTTGAACTCATCTTCCCCTACCTCACCCCTTGGTAGGATGACAGAGTTGTTTGCACGGCCTCTCTGTGGGTTTAACTCCCACCAGCTGCCACACTTAGCATTCATCATCTCTTCGTCGTCTCGGGAGAAGAGGCTAATAAGCGCCGCCCTACGTATACCACCAGCAAGAACAGCATCAGCAATATGGCACATAAGATCATGGCACTCAATAGTATTAAGTTGTCTACCCACTGCCTCATCCAGTATGTTCCTTATAGCATGTAAGCAATCATGTAATGGTACAGGGCCGGGGGCCTTACCACCAGAGGTAACTAACTCAGCTCCCTTCTCCCTAATGTCAGAGAAGTCAAACACTACGTGAGACTTACCCTTCGTATAAGACTCGAACAACACCTTAACAGCGTCAGCCCAACCCTCTATACTATCTCCCACTACGAACCTACGGTTACGTACCTTAGGCCCTACGATAGTAGGAAGCTTAGCTACATGTTGCTTCTGTACAGAGAAACCACCACCACTACCACCCAGTAGTAAGAACATCATCTCACTGAACGCTAGTGTATCATCACAAGGTAGGTAGGCACAGTTGTATATGCGGTTGGGGCTTAGCTCAATAGGTCGTCCACCAAACTGTAGACTACGCATTGAAGGCAACACCTTCTTAGGGATGACAAACTTCTCAAACGTATGCTCTATCTCTTCCCTTAGGTTAGGATACTTGCGTTGGTGCATCTCCATGTTACGGGTTACTAGCTCTTCCCATGTCTCACGTCTTTCCTCTTCTTTAAGGAAGCGGCTGTACTTTGAGTAGACCGTGACATCACTCAGTATTTCGTTACTCTTAGTTTTCATATTTGCGTAATGCTCTCCTGTAGGGCCGTTAAGCCCTATGTAATCAATTCTACTTAGTTTCATTAAACTTCTTAAGATTGTGGTATGCTTCTTCAACAGCAATGCCAGCCTTCCAGACAGCAGTGTCTAGCCTGTCTGAATGCCCTTCCCCCTGTTGGCCAAGGAGTTTCTCATACTCCCCCTTGGCCTCTTGGACAGCGAGCTTAAGCTCCATCTCTTCCCAAGCACTACTCACTGCCCACCCTCACTTGAACATCCACACCCTTACGCTGTAGTTGCTCAGCAAGCTTAGTGATCATAGCTAAGGTTAGCTTATTATCATCATCCATATCTTCATAGACAATACCATTCTTAGCCAACTCTATTGCCACCTTAGTGGCTAACAGTATCCTACCTATCACTGCCCCTGTTATTAATAATAGGGGATATATTATCACATCAATCATCGTCCAACCCACCTTCCGTCGTCATTCAATACCATTGGCTCTAACACTGGTAAGCTATTAATGATAAGAGCTGTACCAATTAGAGGTCGTTTAATATTCACATTGTTATAGTTGAAGGCATACGTACTATCATCTATCAAGCAGCCCGTCTGTAAGCCCCAGTACAGGCCTTTAGAGTTGCCCCAGTAGTCAGCCTTAAACAACTCGTGATAGTGTCCCTGAGCGGCACACATGCCCATCTGTTGGGATACACGAGCTACGTTGTTGGACTTACCGTGATGGAAGTAGCATTGGTTACCATCTGGTAGGTCAATGGTCATATCGAAATGCCACTGCCAACCATCATCTACACCTAACACATCGTTATAGCTCTTAAGGTAGTGACGAGGTACGCCATGTGCCTTAGCCTTACGATACACTAGACTACCATGATTAGACTCAAGTATGTCCATAGTAGGGAACATAGCCTTAAGCTCAGCTATCACAGGTAGTGACATAGTAAGCTCGTCCCCTGCATTAGGTAGGTCAGGGTCTGAGTCATGGAAACTTAATGCGTGCTTGTCTAACTCATCCCCCATACAGATTACACGAGTTGGCTTATACTTCTCCTTCAAGTGTTGTAGGAACGCTAATGTATCTGGGTGGTGGTATGGTACGTGCATATCACTGATAAGCAATACTCTGTCATTAGGATGCTTCACCTTCTTACCCTCCTTATAATGTAGATAGCCACTACGTAGCTTCTTATTAGTAAGCGTATCAGCCCCTTCCAACTCATGGTGCCTAGCCCACATCAATATCTCTTGCCAGTTAAAGCCATTCTCTCGATGTAGCCTAACAGCATTAACTATCTCTGGTGTCCATTTAAACTTTGCCATACTTCAACTCCAACAGTAATTGTGCGTAGTGTATCACTTTCTTAATATCCTCAGCACCATTCTTCTTATCATGCCTAGCAGCGTACTTAATGATGTTACCCTCAATGAAGCCTAGGTTGTTAGACTGGATGAACTCAATAGGTTGTATAGAGCCACCACGGTAGTGATCACCCCCAACCATTGTGTCAAGGGCGCTGAACAAATCAGGTTGACTAGGCATTCAACGTACTCCTCACTGCATTCATACCCTTAGATTTAATCTCTAAGTACATAGTCTTAATGTCAATCATCTCTGCTCGACTGAAGTGCTTAAGGTAGGCAGTGCCCTCCTCCTTACCTTTACCTAATGTAATGTTGAACAACACTACTACACGATTCCATGTCTGTAATGTCTTGTCACTGATGTCGTTAAACAGGCTGTAGCCTTTATAATTATTCACTCTTTTGCTTCTCCAAATCTCTATAATACTTACGTTGTGCGTTCTCCGCAGCAGTCACCTCTTTATGACATTTGGAGCATAGCACTTGCAGGTTGTCCTTTTCACAGAACATATTGTTAATACAACTATCCCAGCTTACCCAGCCAGTCACAGGTACCACAGGTTCAATGTGGTCTACGTGGACATTGTTTACTCTCTTTCGAGTCTCTGGGTCTAACACTGTTTTAGTTACTTCTTCTTCACAACCAGCACAAAGGTAAACACCCCTTGCCACTCTGGCTTCCTTAGTCACCTCTTGTATAGGTGCCCACTTCCTACTACCCTGACGCAATTGACTCTTAACGAAGCTATTGAATCTAGCCTCTGTCCATTGCCCAGAGCATCTCACCTTCTCCCCACTTGGCCTAGCGATCGTCATCCCCTCCCTGTTTAGTGTGCATCTTTATAAGCTCTTGAGCTACCCCTGTGTATGTTACCTCACCACTGCCATTCCTAAACACACCAAATAACAGCACAATGGTAAGTGCCATAACTGCCACAGCTTGATACACTACCCAGATAAGTTCAAAGACATCCTGCAACATCCTAGTAATCATTCCAACCTCCCGGTTTAACATTCATTTCTCTTAACATCCATAACAACTGAGCCTGCTCTGTAAACATCTCTCTGGCTCTCTCACCGTACTTCTCCATGTACATACCCACTACTATGTCCTTACACTGATCAACGCTTGTAGCGTCTCCTAGAGCCTTGTAGGCAGCCTTGTAGCCCTTACCAGCAATACCCGGTATATTATCCACTGTATCTCCTGTTATCATCTGTGAGTAAAAGAACTTCATACCCACGCCTTCAACCTTCTTCTTACCATCATTGATAGTGAGCCAACCTAAGTCATCAACCTCTTGTAACTCAAACTGAGGTTGCTTACCACAAGCCCAACCATAATGCCAGCCCTTCGTTATGCGTAAGTCCTTATCACGGGTACAGATGACGCTGTTCTCTAAGTCTTCCATCTGATGGATAGACATTAGATCATCAGCCTCTATGCCGTTTGCAAGACGTACATCATAATTCTCGTACATATACATAAAGAGGCCCAGAAAATGATGTGGTTTCTCACTCTTCCTCGTCCCCTTATAAGGTTTAGTAACAGCGATTGCATTCCTAAAGTTCTCCTTAAACTCCATAGGCTCTTCACCAAGGAACTTGTTACGCCTATTAACTCTCTCTACAAACTCAGGTCTTGTGGTGATGTAAAGGATGGGGGGTTGTGAGGACAACACTGCCTCACATATCCCCAACACAGCTTCATCAAGTAGGTTGGCTACGAACTCAAAGTCTCGTATAACCAACTCACCATCATCATCCTTGTATTGACCACAACTCCCTATTTCATATAGGAGAACGTCGCTATCAATCCTCGGAATCATTAACTGCTGCTTCCTCTTCTACCTCAGCAAAGTCTACATCCTTAATAGCGTCTAAGCGTTCCTGCTTACCCTTGGTGCAAGGCTTAAGCCTCTTACCATCAATGGTGAAGCCACCACGGTTAACATCAATGTGATCACCTTCCATCCAAGCCCCTACAAACACCTTACGTAAGGCATACGGGTCTTTCTCATCCACTGATACAATACTGTCACCAGCTACATAGATGACATCATTCTTCTTAACACCATACTCAACGTATGTGCTGTCCATCACTCGGCAGAACTGCCCCACTTCAATAGTCTTCATACTACCACTCACCTCCATTATCATCTTCAACATCATCTTCAGGCTCTTCAGCCTTCTTCTCAGGCTTACTACCACCATTCAATGCCTTATCAAGAGCACTACCAGAGAACTCAAGGTTCTCTTTAATCTTGTCCTGCAACCAATTAGGTAGGCTACCCAACACCTCTAGGTCAGGCTCTTCCAACTGGAACACCTTACTAGGATTGACTAGGGCTGCTGCCTTAGCTGCTTCCTTAGGACGCATTGTAGAGATGCTTGAGATGTTGTTGTA